GGAAAGAGTCAAGCTGCACGTCGGAGTAAGTCAAGAAATCCATCAGCGTCCCTCCCGCTTTCTTGCATCCTGTGCCTGCCGGCGGCGCATCCATTCATCGGTACTCAGGTCATCGCTGAGTCCAGTCGCTGTAGGAGCAACCTTCCTGACCGGGCTAATGGGCGCTGGCGGCTTCACTCTAGTTTCTGGAGCATCCTGATCCGCTTCTGCAGCGAGATCGGCTGCGATTTCCTCCAGCATCATGCCAGTCATTTTGGGCTCCATCTTCCACATCGTTCGGAGCAATTCCGGATTCTGGCCAAGGACTTTCAGCACATCAGGGCCATTACTAACGTCAGCAAGAGTCTGCCCGATGAAATTAAGCAGTGAGGCGGGCGCGCCTTCGGCGGAAATCGCGGCTGCGGCCTCTTTAAATTCAGGATCTAACGCAATTTTCCGGCCTATCGTGCGAACGAACTTTTCGTGCGACTCAAAATGCCGAATTTCTTCCTCGGTCAATGGCTGAGGTGCATCCGGTTCCTTTTCTGCTTCTGCTTTGACCGGCGCTTCGACCGGCGCTTCCTCCTGATCGAGTTTGGCTAATTCGGCTTCAAGTTCAGGCTCAGGTTCCGCGGCGGCGGACGCGAGTGGAAGACCATTTCGCACACGGGCGTTAGCGCGCTTCATCCATTCATCGGCAGAAATCTCATCGGATAGCGGAGCATGGCCCTCCTGAATCGCTTTTTCTTTCCAGAAGTTTGTTTCCGCCTCGGCCTTCCGAAGTTTCCGTTGCCAGCCGCCGAGTCGCTTGTGTTGGCCGTTTTCGGCCCGCTCCTGTGCGATGCCTGCAGCTTCCTGATCGGACTCTTGCGATTCCGGCGCAACTTCTGCCGGGATCGCGCTAAGTACGGCAGTGTCTATAACCTGTTCGTCGGGCATGTTACTTCTCCTCGTTGTCAACATCCGGAATGGAAATCTTGTCCGCCAGTTCCCGACCCTCGACATGCGCGAGTGCCTCGCGAGTCTTCACGTCACATAGCGCCGAAAGGTTCTTTATTGTCTCCATTGCTTCGGCAAATTTGTGCTTCAACTCCGAACGCTCATAAGCCCCTGGCGGATAGTTCGACAATTCATGTTTCCGCATTTCCCGCAGCTCGCATGCGACCGAAAGCAACTCTTTTATCCGCCCTGGTATTTCGGCAGGGGGAAATTCTCCGCGTTTCAGAAGACTGAGACCCATCCAGAGAATAGTGATGCATCTGTAGGGATAATCCTGTTGCTGGAGTTCCTCTTCACTGGCTTCCACGCCGCGCAATATTCCCAGCACGGAATCTGCGCGGCTCAGTTTCCGCGCCTGTTCTGCTATGAGCGCAGTGAGAGCCTTTTCCAACCGTGCAATGTCCTCAGGAGTCATCCGATCAGCCATTCCCGTCTCGATCATGGAGAGTTCAAATTGTTCGAATCCCGCTCTCTTCGCGAGCGCAACCTGGCTGATGCCAAACTGGCGGCGCTGCAGGCGAAGTGCCGCGCCCCGCTCGACAATTGGCTGAGAAGCTGACTCCCGTAGGAGGGACGGTGCCAGCTTCCCAGCCTCACCTAGCTCAACTAGGCGATCATTGACCGCGCCTGCCACGCGTCGCAATTCTGCTTCGGTTAGTTTGACCTTCCGATTTTTCCATTCGGACAATCGCGCCCGCCGAATTCCGGTCATCTTCGCAAGCACTACCCAGCGAATACCTGCGCTTTCCACGATCCGCCGCACCCCGGATTGAAGATTCTTGGTCATGTTTATTTTTATAGCATAGAACGATACGCGGCGAACAAATATATTTACGCCCAGTATCGTTGTATGCAGGACGCCCGCTAATTCATCCAGCCTTGCCCGACCTCCCCGGAAATCCACATCGGCGCCGGTGGCGGCTCCCCCTCGGCGGGCTTGCATCGCATCAGATCGCGCCCGCTCATAATCAGATACCGGGTCGCATCCATAAGGTGATCGTTCTGCTTTACGATCTTGCCGTCCTGATCGCGCTGGTAAAGTCTGACCTCTTGCAACCAGTTATTAAGAGAAGAAAATACTTTGAGTTTGCCCGCGGCCAGCAGTTGCCAAACCGCATAGATACCAGCCTCCACGGCGTTCGCCGCGGGTTGTAACTCCAAACCGCACTCGCGATAAGCGTGAATCAACTGAGTTCCATCAACCTGACTCCTGCCCCGCGCCGCGGGGTCTACGACTCCCGGAATCCATGCGCCCCTGCTCCGAATCGCTTCGGCATGAAGCAATGGAACCTGCTGGCCCATGTAGTGTTCGCTGTAAAGGGTTATCACTCCGGACTCGTTATCCCTCGAACCCCAAACACATGCCGTTTTGTTCCAGCCCACGTCCATGCCGAATGCCCGCGGGTGATACTTGGGAATATCGTGGGGAGGGATTACGAAATCCGACTCGTCGACCGGATAGATAGCGCCCGAACCAAGGACGGGAATTCCTTTTGAGCGCGCTTTTCTCTGAAACTCCGGGATTGACTTCCATAATTCTTCCTTCGCCTCGCGCGTCAGATGTGGCGCATCATCCCAGGTCGCCTGAGATACGAATTTGCCTTCGTCTTGCTCCTTCGCGGCAAGAAAATCACGGCAAATATCCGTCATGCCTAAAAGCGGCGTGAAGGTTAAAATCAGGATTCCATTAGTGGTCATCGTTCTCAACAGAGACTCGACATAGATTGCGCGGTCGGCTTCTTCGTCGAGCCAAATTACGTCCCTATTGGTTCCCTGAAAGGCCTCTCTCCCCTGGTCGAATGACTTAAGCGTTACCTCCGAGATACCTCCGCTGCTGTGGCGCACAAAAATGCTCTCGACGCAGTCTGAAACACCCGGTTTTTGCGTCGTTCTCACCAAAGTTTCCCGGGGAATTAAACCCGTGCCATATTCACCTACCGGGCCTAGCAGGATCCTCTGGATAATATCGCGGGTACACTTGGCGGTGTCCCCAGCGGCCCACGCCAAGATCGGCTTGTTAAATCTCCGACCTTCCCACCAATCTGGGTATTGCCCAGTAAGGTGGCAAGTCATTTCATACCCGCCAACGCCTTCACTCTTGCCAACACGATTGGCGGCCAAAAAGAGCCTTTCGCGCCTCGTTGCCCCGGCTGCAAAGAATTCCAGGTGTTTTACGTAGAGCTCCCTGCGAAGTGGTCCGGTGTCAGGATAATAATCATTGATCCGCGTGTGCTTGCGGAGAGTGCGCTCCAGCTCAAGTAATCGGGCTACTTCGCGGCTTCGATCCTCCGTCATTGAACAATTTTCCCTTCAGGAGCTTGGCCTGAAAGAATGGCGACTACCGACTCCCGAACTTCTGGAGCGGAGAGCAACTCGGCAAGCCTGGCCCTGATTTGCTCGCGCGTCATCGCGGCGGCTTCCGACGCTCCCTCCGCGGGAGAGCGCATCGGCCGGCCTTCGGTTCGCTCAATGACGATTTTTGTGGCCGCAATGCTGCCGTGCAGGGCGGAGGAAATCAGTTTGTCGGCAACCTGCTTTGCTTTGGCCGAATCGTCGGCAGTAAGGATCGCCTCGAGCATGCGGTCCACCATCGGCTTGCGCTTCTTTCCGCCTGGATTACCCGATACTCCCGGCGGAAACGGTTTGAGTGCCATTGGATCTTCCCTCTTTCTTGGAAAGCCTTTGCTGAAGTACCGAAGACTGTGCGGCGCGTGCTGCCAGTTCTTGAGGGGTTGGTACCAGCCGTGGGTCGCGAGCCCCTAGAATCGGGTTCGGTCCACGCGCGTTGAGTACTTCCTTGCACCATCCGCATATGTGGGGAAAGCCGAGATTGACAAACAGCGTCCAAACCCCGCCACGGGAAGGCAACCCGCATCGGTCGCAGGAATACGTGCCCGGAGTACCAGCTTGATTGGTCCTCACCCGGAAACCTCCGTGGTTTCTTCCTGGCGCGGTAACTCCATAGCCTTGATTTCCTGCAGACGCCGAGATAGGTGGGCGCTGATGGCGGCAACCTGTTCCGGGCGCAATCGGTAGTAACCTTGCTCCCAACGGGAGAGCAAGGTATTGGCGACGCCTGTGTCCCATGCGAGACGCGCCTGCCGCATTCCCAACGTCTGCCGGAGCGAGCGAGCCTCTGGTCCTGTCATATGCTAGTGGTAACTGAAAACATTTCGGAAACCGCTCATTGGCCGTGGAATTGGTG